AACTTTGGGGCTTTCCTTACAGGTGGAGCTTCTGACAAGGTTTCATTTGATAACGTTATGGTGTTTGTAGATACTGACGGTAAGGACACAGCTTTTGAATTTCAGGATAGTTTAGCCCGTGAAATCCTTGATAATGTAGACAAGTTTTCTAAGCAATTTGTGGCAGACACACGCAGACGAAAGAAACGAGGTAAGAAGTGACTTGCTATTATGCAGGTGACTTTGAAACAACTACAAACGAGGAAGAAACAGAGGTATGGCTATCTTGTTTCGCAAAGGTCATTGACTATGACAAGCTAGATACATTTAAGGTAAATACAAGCCTTGAAGGCTTTCTAAAAGCGCTCTATCTTGACCTAGACAAGACCTATACAGAGACAGGCGAAGATGATTTTATCATTTTCTTTCACAATCTAAAATTTGACGGCTCTTTCTTATTATCTTTCTTTTTAAGCCATGATATAGAATGTACTTACTTTATCAATGATATGGGGGTATGGTATTCTATAACTTTAGAGTTCCCAGACTTTACTCTAACCTTTAGAGACTCTCTAAAAATCCTTAACTTTTCCATTGCGACAATGGCTGGACTTTTCAAAATGCCGATAGCAAAAGGAACAACCCCTTTACTAAACCATAAGCCAGATGAAATAAAGCCAGAATGGATTGACTACATTCATGTAGACGTTGCAATTCTTGCCCGTGGTATCTATGCCATGTATTATGAAGAAAATTTCTCAAAATATACATCAGCTAGTGAAGCGCTAACAGAGTTTAAACGGATTTTCAAAAAGTCAAAAAGGAAGTTTAGAGACTTTTTCCCAATACTAGATGAAAAGGTAGACGATTTTTGCCGTAAAGCGTACCGTGGGGGCTGGACGTTCGCAAACCCTAAAACACAGGGGCGAACCTTGAAACAGTTGATAGATATCTATGATATCAATAGTATGTACCCAGCAACCATGTTACAGAATCCTTTACCAGTCGGATTGCCTAAGCGCTACAAGGGAAAACCTAAAGAGATAAAAGAAGGCTACTATTATATCTATCATATCAAAGCTGACTTTGATTTAAAGCGTGGCTACCTTCCAACAATACAAGTAAAGCGCAAACTTGACGCTTTAAGAATCGGGGTAAGAACTAGTGACTATGTGACAAGTTCAAAAAACGAGGTTATAGATTTATATTTGACTAACTTTGACCTTGACCTATTTCTAAAACATTATGACAGTTCCATCATGTACGTTGAAACTCTTGAATTTCAGACAGAATCAGGTTTATTTGATGACTATATCACAACTTACAGATACAAGAAAGAAAACGCTCAAAGCCCAGCCGAAAAGCAAAAAGCTAAAATCATGCTCAATAGTTTATATGGCAAGTTTGGGGCTAAAATCATATCTGTTAAGAAACTAGCCTATCTGGACGATAAAGGGATTCTACGCTTTAAAAATGACGATGAAGAAGACGTTCAACCCGTTTATGCACCCGTTGCCCTTTTCGTTACGTCAATAGCCCGTCACTTTATTATCTCAAACGCACAGGAAAATTATGATAATTTCTTATATGCTGATACAGATAGCTTGCATTTGTTCCATTCTGACAGCCTTGTACTTGACATTGACCCTTCAGAGTTTGGCAAGTGGGCGCATGAAGGGCGAGCCGTAAAAGCAAAATATTTACGCTCTAAGCTCTACATAGAAGAACTAATACAAGAAGACGGGACAACACACCTAGACGTCAAGGGCGCTGGAATGACCCCAGAAATCAAAGAAAAAATAACCTTTGAAAACTTTGTTATTGGGGCAACATTTGAGGGTAAGCGTGCCAGTAAGCAGATAAAAGGGGGTACTCTTATTTATGAAACAACCTTTAAAATCAGAGAAACAGACTATCTTATTTGATAGCTTTGTATGTTTGGTTTATCGTTCCTTTTTCAAAAAATTATTACAAACTCAACAGGTTAAAAATAAAAAGGGTTACTACTTTCAAAAGTCTAGCAATGCACCTAAAAACATCATCTTTTTAAAATCGTTTTTAAAGGCTAATTATGCTTACGAAGATTTTAACTATATTATGGCGCTTTATCAATTTGTTTCAAAAGAATTTGATAAAATTTCAATCAATGCTTTTTACAATCTATGCACCTATTTAGAAGAAAACAAAATCTACAAACTTTCTTCTAATTCTCTTTACGGTTGTTACGAGAAATCAAAGAATCGTCAAAACGATTTAGAGAATCTTAATACAATTATCACACCACTTAAATTTTTAAAATCAACAAACGGAGAATAAACAAAATGGCTAAAAAACAAGCAAAACATGAAAACTTTGACACAGTTGTAGCACTTGCTACTATCACAGCAACATCAAACAAATCAGACGGCAAGTACAAGCAAAAGAAAGCTACTAAAGCGGTTTACCTTGTACCAGCAACTGAAGAAGACGCTAAAAAGTTGACAGATTTTGGGCTTCAGCTTTACACACCAGACACTGAAAAAGACCCAGAAGCTAAACCTTATTTCATTGTGAAAGCTACTGAAAATGTGAAAATCTTCACAAGTGAAACAGATTTTGAAGAAGTGAACTTTGGGGTATCTTATGAAGATGTGAACCCAGAAACAGGAGAAATCACAGTTAAAAAGACCCCTAACTACAAAACAGAAATTCCTGTACACGTTGCTATTATGTTTGTAGAGGGTGGAGATAATGGGAATGACTTTTTCCGCTTGAATGCTTTGATGATGGAAGACGTGCTAACACTTGAAGAAGTTCAACCCGTCAACCCATTTGCTGGATTGTTTGGAAAATAAAAAGCGCCTTCCAAAAGGAAAGCGCCAATTATAAAGCGTTTTTCATGGTTTAAAAAGTCAGTTGGTTAGAATGACTTGCACTGATAAGCACCCCTTAAGGTGTAACCATCTTACCAGCACTAGTTAAACCTTGAAAAGCCTTACAACTTTTACTATATCATACTTGATTTATTTTGTCAAGTATGATATACTTTGTTTAAAAATTGAAAGGAGAGGGCTATGACCTCACTAGAGTGTTTAGAAATCCTAAACAATGCAATTTCTAAAGTCGGTAACGATGAAGAAATTGAAAGCCTAACAACGGACTTGATGGACATCAAGGATTTTGTGGGCGAAGTTGATTTAACCGTCTCAGTCTTGAATGAAGACGTTGAGCGCTTAAACAAGAAAAACGGTGAATTACGTTCAGCTAATAATGAACTATACCGCCGTCTTGGGGCGCAAGATGAAATCATGAAAAAGGCAAATGAAGACATGAGCGTAGTATCAGCAATCAATGCTGTTATTTAATAGAAAGGAAAAAGGAAAATGAAACAGTTTTCTAAACAAATTAACTGGTATCCAAACAACACGCTAGAAGCGTTAAAAGATGAACCAGAAACAATCGAAGAAGTCACACCGCCAGCCGTTATGCCAGCGGACACACCAGCGCAAGAAGTGCCAAACTACCCAGCGCAAGCCCCAGCAAGTGAAGTTGAAGGGGTAGAAATGAACATTGACCACGCAAACGTGGTAGAAGAAGGAGAAGAATAAAGATGGCTAATAAAATCACCACTTTCTTATCAAACACCACAGGCAAGAACATTACAAACATTGACCTATTGAACTCTATCCGCACCCGTGCAAGTGCTGACTATCAGGCTGATATTCCTGTACTTGAAGGCGCACGCATTAACCACGCTACCGTTCCTTATCAGGATTTTGAAAAGCACGCAAATGAGTTTTTTAAAGCCCTTGTCAATCGTATCGGTTCAACCGTTATCAAGGCGCTCACTTATGAGAATCCGCTTGCTATTTTCAAGTCTGAAACTTTTGAGTTCGGGGACACATTGCAAGAAATCTATGTACACCCAGCTGAAAAGAAAACCTATGACGCTAAGTCAGATGTAAGCCCGTTCAAATTTGCAGATACTGACATCGAAGTATTCTACCACACTTTAAACAATGAGAACTACTACGAGCGCACTTTTGAGCGTGCTTGGATTCAGAAGGCTTTCGTTTCTGACATGGCTTTTGATGAATTTGTAGACAAAATGTTTACGTCTCTTCTTTCATCAGATACACTTGACGAGTACCAAGCTATCAAGGGTGTACTTGAGAAATCACTTGCTGAAGTTGCTTACACTGACTTGAAAGGTGTAGCTAAGACTATTACAGTTGCTGGTACTAAGATTGACGAAAGCAAATCTGATTTTGTGGTAGACTTTAACCAGTCACTCATCAACCAGTCTAAACGCTTTACAATCCCAAGCCGTACACAGTTTAACAATCCTGTTGGTGTACCGAACATGACAGCGATTGAAGACCAATACCTAGTTATTTCAGCAGAATTTTCTACACACTTGGATATGTTACTTGCTAACGCTTTCAACATGGACAAGGCAAGCGTACTTGCACGCACTATTGTAGTTGATGATTTTGAAAAATTTACAGGTGCTGGTGCAAACAATGGACGTAAGCCAGTTGCTTTCTTGATTTCAGCTAAATCTATCATTAACAAGGATAAATTGGTGCACATGGAATCAATCCGAAATCCTCGCAACATGACTTATAACTATTTCTACCATCACCACTACTTGACTAGCCTTTCATTGTTTGAAAATATCCATTTCTGGTACACAGAGGAAGTCTAAAGACTGACCGAGGGCGGGCAATAGCCCGCCTTTTTATAATATGAAAGGGGACTAAATGAGCTACAAAAATTACAAGCGACATCTTGGAAAGATTGAGCTGAATAAGGAAACAGTGGAGCGCAACCGTCTAGCCTTCTTTGAGTTTTATTTTAACTATTTCTATAATATCGTTGTCAATTATTTCACTTGGGAAGGTTTGCCAAATGACATTGACGAGCTTTTTATAGAAAGAAAGCTGATTGAAAACGGTCACGTCTCATTTTTTAATGACGATACTTTTGGCTTTATTGCACAAAGTGGGACAAGGGGCGAGCGTTTGAATCACTATGACCAGCCGTTGAGCTATCAACCAGTCAATGCTTCTAGTATGAACTATTTCAAACAAATGGAAATTGCTTATACAGAAAATGATTTTAACGTGATTGAAACCTTACACAAGGACAGCCCCGATAAAATCAAAAAACCTTGCATTGTGATTCCTAACAATAATTTCTATGAACCCTATATTGGTTATCTTGAGTTATTTTGCGAGAAATTGGCTGATATTGAGCTGACTATTCAATTAAATAGAAATGCTCAGATAACTCCCTATTTTATCTTTGTAGACAATAATAGTGTGTTATCTATGAAAAATATCTTTAATAAGATTGCTAACTTTGAACCCGTGGTTTATTTGAACAAGCAGAAAGACCAAGATGGACAGGATAGCTTTAAGCAATTATCGGACTATATCCAAGTATTCAGGACGGACGCACCTTTTCTACTGGACAAGTTGCATGATGAAAAGTTACGGGTTATGAATCAACTACTTACTTTTATTGGTATCAATAACAACCCCTCAGATAAAAAAGAGCGTCTAGTAGTATCTGAAGCTATTTCTAACAATGGGGTTATCTCAGCAAATATCGAAGTCGGCTGGAAGTCACGCAGAAAAGCGGTTGACCTTATCAATAAATGTTACGGGCTAGAAATTTCCGTCAAGCCAGCTGAAACTATTCAGCAATTCAACCTTGACAAAGTAGCGCTAGACATTGCAGAGCAAGGGGGTGCAGTCTTTGACCCAGAATAACACTACAGCAACCATTGCAACCTTTTTGAAATCCCGATACAGAAACCCTCTAACAGGAAAGTTGGACGGGTTGGCAGTTGATGAAAACGGCGATTTTCTACATTATAATACCATTATAGATGATACTTATAACGAGCTTTTCAAGGATATGCACCTATTAGACGGTGTTTCAGAAAATTTCAAGAAAGAATTTTGTAAGCACTTTTACAACAGGGAGATAGGGCTTGAGACTTTTGCACGCTTTCAGATTGCACTTGAAGAAGTTCTAAACAATGAGTGTTTTAATCTATTCAAGTATCTTGCAGAAATCAGAAACAAGACTATCAAGGAATTAAATCAATCCATGAACATTGATACAGTCGGAAATCAAAAAGCAGATGGGCAAGCATTGCAGATAGCCAACACCACACCACAGGAGCGGAAAGAAATTCTATTTACAGAGCGCTACGGAGTGATTGAATACGCTGACAACTTGGTAGAAAACCACCAGAAAAACAACGCTGATACAAAAAGCAATGTCTCAGGCTGGAGCGGTTCAAGCCTTGCTGAGCGCTTACAAAATAACGCAGAATTGAAAGACATTCAATTTCAGATTTTCAACATTTGCGACAAGCTATTTTTACAAGTCTTTTAGAAAGGGGTATAGATGAAAGATTTATCAAATGCTAAAATATTAAAATATGATAGTATGTTAGAAGAAATCACGCTTTTCAGTTTTCAGGATTTTACCTATGCTGAAGATGGTTTGTATTATATCAAGTCAGCAAGTAAGCGACTAGGCGAATTGTCCAAGTTGTGGCTAAAGCTAAAGCCTATCAGCTATCATTTTGAAAGTATTGAAGATGAAACATTCTGGACGATAAGAAAGAGCTACAAGCCCTTACTATCTACTAAAGCCCTTCTATATATCCGTTTTAAGATTGTAGGCGCTTATTATAGCTTTGAAAAGCTCAACAGTAAGAGCAAGCTCAAAGGCTTTGGCAGAGTGATAGATGATAACAATTATTTTTCACGGATTCCACTAGTGAACGAGTTGACCCATTGGGACAACGGGGTTATTATAACCCCTAACTATCAGATGGCGCTATCAGGCTTTAAAGATGGACGGGTTACTATTAACGGTCAGCAATTTCTGGACGATTGGGTAACCTTTGACATCAATGTTACAAATGATAGAAAAGGAGTACAGAGAACCATCATGACAGCAGAAAGAGGACATCAACACTTATGATAATTATTAACCTATCGGAAACACCCGATACACTAAACATTGAAGCCATGGGACATGGAGACGATACAGACCAGTCTTGCGCCCGTGTTTCAACCGTTTGTGATTGTATCTATTTAACCTTTAAAGACCAGTTAGAGAAATACAAAAAGCATAACGGCTACACACTTTTAATTGCTAACAAGAAAAAGCTAGGACGTAAAGATATTTTACTTTTACGTTTTCTAGAATACTTGGAAACCTTGAAAGAACTTTATCCAAACTCAATCAAAATTGAAAATACCAC